GTGAAAGAACTGAAAGAAATACTCGACGCCTGCAATGAAGATGCGGAAATCATCGTCGTAACGGGTATCGGAAACTATCTACTGGACGAGTCGCAAGTGTTCCATGTGCTCGACTCTTCAGAAGTAATCATCGACCCCACTTACTCCAACGACGTGGAGAACTAGATGACTCGCATTGAAGCGACACACTTCCTGCGGACAGAACTCAATAACAACGGTCTAGCAGACTGGTCTGTCAGACTCAACCAGAATGCAAATTCACACTTCCTTGGACTCTGTTCACACAAGGACAAGTGCATCATTCTGTCGGCGCATCACATTGACATTCATCCGACTGAAGATGTCAAGAACACTATCCGACACGAAGTAGCGCACGCACTTGTCGGCCCCGGAATGGGACACAACGATGTGTGGGCCTCTATGGCGCGCACTATCGGGTGCGACAATACGCTGCCATGCTCGAACCTCAGTCTCTCGCCAGAGATAATCGACGCCATCCGTAGCGGCGCAGATGTGGAAGTGACGTTCGAAGAACACGTCATTCGCACTCCCAAATACACTGTGACGCGCCTACAGGACAAGTGCGAAGAGTGTGGTAAGGTCGCCCTGAGTGTAGGGGAAGAGATTATCGTCAATCCGAGTGACGATGAACCTGACACAAAGCTAATCACACTGCAGTGTGGACACGTCATCTCCAAATCTATTCCCAAAGGAACTCCGTTCCACAAGTTCACAATGGGTGGCTCGGCTACGTGTCAGCACGAGTGGGATAAGAACAATTGTCCCAAGTGTGGCTGCAAGCGTCCCTACGCCTTCCAAATCGAGGGGATGAAATTCCTTGAGCGTGGACTAGCGACAAGTCATGGCGCCGCGTGCTTTGACGACATGGGCCTCGGCAAGACGGTGCAAGTCGGTGGAGTGATTAGATTCCACAAGGAACTCTGGCCGGTTCTGTGGATTGTCAAGAGCGCACTGAAGTATCAGACGATGTCGTTCATCTCTGATTGGATTGACAATCCGGAAGATGAGCACTTCGCACAGATTGTCCACACGTCAAAAGACTACCTCATGCCGGGCCTGAAGCACTACATCATCGGCTACGACATGCTGGTAGGCAAGACGCGCACTTCAAAGGTGACGGGTAAGGTCACTACGTCGGGATTCAACATCGCACAGTTTGACAGAGTAGGCATCAAGCTAGTAGTGCTCGACGAATGTCAGCAGATTAAGAATGTTGACTCTGGTCGCACTCAGATGGTCCGGAAAGTAGTCAAGGACCGTAAGGTAGTGCCTCTCAGTGGAACACCGTGGAACAACAGAGGAAGTGAACTCTTCCCAGTTCTTAACATGATGGACCCCACGAAGTTTGACTCAGAAGAAGCGTTCAAACGTCGTTGGGTAGACTACTACTGGCAGGGTGAATACCGCAAAGAGGGCGGCATCCGTAACATCAAGGGATTCAAGGAATACACGAAAGATCTCTGCATTCGCAGAGAAAGAACGGAAGTTCTGCCTGAACTCCCCCTGATTAACCGCACTAAGTTGAATGTCGTAATGAACGAGTTCGACGAGCAGGTGTATGACGAGGCGGTAGATAACTTCGTCAAGTGGTATGAAGATGAGTCGTCAGACCTGAGCAGCATGTCTATCATCGCTGCTATGGCTAAGATGCGTCATCTCGTAGCACTGGCGAAGATTCCTACAACTCTCGAATACGTCGAAGAGTTCGTAGAAGATACAGACAGAAAGCTCTGCGTATTCGCGCATCACAAGGACGTGCAAGAACTGCTCTTCGAGGAGATTCGTAGTAAATACGGCGACGAGATGCCCGTTCTACGTATCGGCTCAGACATGAGCGACGTTGCACGTAATGAGACGTGCGAGAAGTTCAATGCGTCGAAGCGTTGCATCATGGTTGCAAGTCAGTTGGCAAGTGGTGAAGGACTCAACTTGCAGACGTGTAGTGACTGCGTAATGCACGAGAGACAGTGGAATCCGGGTAAGGAAGAACAGTGTGAAGGTAGGTTTATCAGAATCGGTTCCACGGCTACTTCTGTCTCAGCAGTCTACGCACACATGGAAGGGTTGACGGCTATTGACGCGCAGTTAGACGGTATCGTGGAGCGTAAGCGAGTGCAGTTCCACAACGTCATGAACAAAGGCGAAGCTGCAACGTGGAATGAGGACTCTCTCATCAAGGAACTCGCCTCAAGTATCGTCGCTGCACACAAGCGCAAGAGGGGTCGGTAGATTAGTAGTCCTGAGCATAGACTATAAACTGCTCATCTCCACTAACCGTCAACTAAGAGGTAACTAATGGGTGTCAGAATTCTCTCGCAGGGTGACAAAGCCTGCATGTATTGCAGCACTACTGAATGGGCTTTCGGGCCAGTTTTCGAGTCCACTGATACTGACGATGCAATGGACAGGATTCACAGTTTCTTGGAGTTTCTGGGCCAAGTTGATCCGCGTAGACTGTCAGACGTTGGACTACAGGCGCAATACAACATCTGGCAGAAGCAGGAGTCAAACAAGTGAATTACATCATAAAAGGACATATCGAGGGAGTCGTGATTCTCGTGACTCTACATGACGATATGTCCGAAGACGAGAAGAACGAAATTCTAGACCGTATTCAGCATTTCGTGAATCAATTTGACTCCGTAATGGATTTCGACATGACGTTGGAATACATCATGGACAAAGAGGTTTCGTTGCGTGAAGGCCTTAACGGGCACGCCTCTATGAATTGATTTCGAGTCAAGAGTGGACTATGCCACTATAAACAGTTGTTAAGCATAGTGCGGGAGTCGAGTCGTAACATAGACTCTTCTCCGTCAAGGGGACTCAGTAGCAGGCAAGGTTACTGAATAGTGGTTATGGCGAATTTGCCGAAGCCTGTATCACGAATCCCTACTGGTAGCAGGTTTGACAGTTAGTGGCTATCAGATAAATATAAAAACTGTATATGGATTCTCTTACCTTGTGAGTTGGAGAGAGGATTCGAGACATTAGCCGGTTAAACTCACTGCATCTACTTCCGAAAGGACTCCGAAAGGTGAACATAACTGAAGTAAAGCCTCTGACACCACTGACGCATGGAGTAGTCCTGCTAGTAGGTGTCAAGGCAAGTAATCTGGACGTGGAGATACGGACTCATCCACGTATCATCATGTGGGAGAGTCTCAGGGAGAACTGGACTAACAGAGATATTCCGAATAACACTCGGGCTATCTTCATGACTCGTTTCATCTCTCATGCGATATTCGACAAGATTGTAGCAGAGGCGCGTAAGCGTCACATCACAATCTTCAACTGTATGGGTGGGACTGGAATACTGAAGCGACAAGTGCGTGAACTGCTAGAACTGCGTAAAGGAGAGTCAATTCCAGAAGTCTTTTCGACTCCAGTTCACGCGCACTCAGCCCCAGTAGTCGTTTCGTCTCCTACTCCGGTCGTAACTACTCCAACTATCGTCACAACTACTACACCACCGAAGGTAACTATGGCCGCACAACAAGGCAAACTGAAGCCGCTGTATGACATGATCGACTACAGTGGGACACGGACAAATGCAGACATGGCGCGTGACATGTTCGCAAAGGCTCAGGAACTCGGCATCGACACTACGTTGCTGTCACTTATTCAACTCGTCAACTACAAGGTTCGGAACTACAAGAAAAGTCTGACGACACCTACAGTGCGCGCTCAGATGGTCGAGAAGTCGAAGACACAAGACAAGACGAACATCGTAGTCCAGATGTTGGACAATATGGTGCGTGAACTGAAGGACATGCGTGATTACGTGAAGGCAACTGAAGAAGAGAATCGCACTCTGAAACTGCGTGTCGAGAAGCTGAAGAAGGCACTTAGCGATGACTGACATATTGACTCAACCCAAGAAGAATCTCATCATGGACGCGACGATGTTGTCGGCTCTCATGTCGTGTGCGCGTTATCACGATTTGAGATTCAATCATCGTTTCGTCTCTGAACGTGGTAAGTCGAACTCCCTTGAGATCGGCTCGTTAATCCACAAAGTGCTTGAGACTTACTACAAGCAGAAGATTGACGGATTCGCACGTAATACAGCTATCGGCAATGCAATGACTGCCGGACAGATGTATATTCTCGGATGCCCCCACTGTGCGAACGAAACAGAAGGTCAACCTTCTTGTGGGCATGAACCCGGAGAATATCCCGGCATGACTAACACTCCTGAACAGTCGTCAGGATTCGTTGTTGGGTGGCGTTTCGCCTTGGATACTTGTGAACAGTATTTCGAGTTCTACAAGAACGACGCATTTATTCCACTGGCAGTCGAGCACGTCAAGCGTGAAGTAATTTACGAAGATGACGAAATTCGCGTCATGTGGAAAGCGAAGCTGGACCTCGTAGTAGACACGAACCAGATAGGGATTGTGACGATGGATCACAAGACCTTCAAGCAGCGTCGTGAACAGTCTACGCTGAACAACCAGTTTACGGGACACTGCGTTCTGTACAACACGCGCAACGTCATTGTCAACAAGATTGGACTCCAGTCGTCAATCAAGAACATCGCAGAGAGACTGACGCGAGAAGTAGTCTCATACTCTTCTGACCGTATTGAAGAGTGGAAGGACGAGATTGTCCCTTACTACGCTTACAAGTATGTGCAGTTCTCTGAGACTGGATACTGGCCCCCTGACTACACGCACTGCGACAACAAGTATGGCGCATGTATGTATACGGAAGTCTGCGAGGCTAACCGTAACATGCGTGAAGAAGTGTTGAAGGCTAACTTCCAAGTTGCGCCTATATGGGATCCAAAATGAGTATGAAGGACGAACTACTCTCTATCGTTTCGACGTGGGATGAGTTTCGGCTGAATGAATACATCGACTCTTTGGAGAGACGTATCACTGAGACACGCGCACTTGTGACAGAACTGAAAGCCATTCGCAAGAAGAGACGACCAACGAAGAGTAAAGTCGAAACCGGAATTCGCGGGGGTAAGTAAAATAATGCCAACAATGGGTGACGTGAACTTCAACTCTCTTTACTGCATGTTTAAGGGAGAACCGGGAACACGAAAGTCTACGCAAGCTCTATCGTTTCCTGGTCCACAGTTCTGGTTCTCATGGGACCGAAAGATGAACGGGATCTACTTACCCATGAAGAAGTGGGGACTAGACCCAAAGACTATTTCATACGAGGACTACGACGACTGGAACAAGCCGCGACAGAAGCTAGAACAGCTGCAGACTACGTGTCCATACAAGACTCTAGTCTTCGACTCTTTGACTAGCATGGCGGACATGACACTGCGTCAAACCGTAAGAATGAAATACGGTAAGACTCGCGCATCCGGTTCCAGTGCGGGTAAACTCATTGCAGGTATTGCAGTGAATGAAATTGAAGATTACAATGCTGAGAGCGCAGCGTTGCAAGAGTTGATTGCGTTGACAAAGGACATCAATACGTTCCACAATGTCAACATTATCCTCATCGCACACGTAGTGCAGGCAGAGTATCGTAACACGACTAACAACACGACACACGTTAGTCGTACGATCATAACTGCGGGGAAGAAAGTTGCCCCAAAGATTCCCGCATATTGTGGTGAAGTCTATCACTTCAATATTAAGAAGGGAATGGCCGAAGGATCAGGAGGTGACTATAGTCTATTGACAGAACATACGGGAGACGACTTCGCACGCACGGCGTTGGGATTGGATAGAGAGATTGTTTTCAAGGACAAGCCTCTATACGAAACCTACATCAAACCTGCCATCAATCAGATGCAGCAGACTTACGTTCCACTGGCAAAACTCTAGTTTACGAGGACAAGACACAATGGCTATCTTCAGCTTCTCCGACTCCGACCTTCTCCGCAACAAGATTGTGGAACCCGCGTGGTATGTCTTGAACATCGAGGGCCACCGCGACTGGTCCCCGACGAAGGACGGACAGTCCAACAACTGTCATTACGAGTGTGTCGTGGAGAAGAACGCCGAGAACGGCTCGACCGACTTCTCTGGCGTACCCATCGAACTTCAGTTCAACGATAAGCCCAAGGCGAGGGGTTTCATCGAGGGTTTTCTGCGGGGTCTTGGGGTTGACATCGCCCCGAATACTCGCTACGACGGCAATTCGGCTGTCGGCAAGAAGATTGAGGCATTCATTGAGAACGACACGTACAACGGTCGTCTCGTGAATCGCTGCAATCACAAGTATCGTCCCGTGAGGGGCTAGTTTTAACTTGGTGTCCTGTAGGGTGAACCTATCATTCTACAGGATACTGGTCCAATGAAATTCTTCTGACTCGCCATACAAACAAGCCGGAAGAACTCAGGACGTAATGAAAGTCAGGATAAATAAGTCCTGTCCGCCAAGTATCTTTTAGGTAGTCAGGCTTCTACTATAACGTGGCCCAATCAGAGGTGAAGTGATGATGACTGAACAGACAAAAGACGACGACGTGACGGAATTCGATGAGAATGACGAAGTAGATCTTCCTGAAGACGAAGACGAGGAAGAAGAAGAATTCGACCTCGACACTGACAACGACGACGAAGAAGACGACGACACTGACGAAGACGAAGATGCAGTCATCGTAGATGTGACTGACGACAAGACGTAACATCTAGAGAGTGCGCATGAGTGGTAGGGAGTCATACACTTTCCAACTACTTATGCGCACTTTTCACAAGTAGGAACCAATGGATACTAAAGTTAAAGCTACGGGGCGGATTATCAAGGTAAGTAAAGCTGGTTGGGGCTTTATTTCCTCTAGAGATGTGGAATTCGTTCGTATATTCTTTCACTGGACTTCACTGCGTCAGGACACGTTACCTTTTCTTGAACTGAAGACTGGTATGCATGTGGAATTTACGCCTATGCAAGTCCCAGGTAAAGGATGGCGTGCAGTCTACGTGCGTGTATTGGAGAAAAGAAATGCCCCCACAGAGTCAGTCCCTCAGTCGGACTCCGAAGCTCCGGTGCCCACACTGCAAGAATGAAGATGATGACTTGATGGAACGTATTACGGGAATTAAGAAATATTTCTGTAGTGTATGTTCTAAACTCTTTACCCCTATTCTAGTCGTTTCGGACTTACCAGACGAAGAGGAAGACTAAGAATGGATAGAATGACTATAGGAAAACTAAAAGAAATCATTAAGGATTTGCCTGATGACATGGAAGTAGTTGTTGCTGATTCAGAATGGGGAGATGAATGTGCAACCGAAGCTGAAGTTAGAACTGACCATAAGAATGAATCATATCTGAGAATATCTCAGTGACTGAACATAAATATGTGCCCGGAGTGGGCAATGTCGGCGCGAAACTAATGATTCTAGGCGAAGCTCCGTCTAAAGAAGAGACTGCTGCGGGTAAACCTTTTGTCGGACCTAGCGGGCGTGAACTAGACAGACTGTTGAAGGACGCTGGACTCAACAGAAGTGAGACGTGGATTACGAACGTCTGCAAGTATGAGGTTCCACCTAACTTCAACGACAAGAGGGCTTCATTCTCTACACGCGCACTTGCACACGGTATCGACATAAACCAACAACTAGTTGAACTACAGACGGAAATTAACAGTGTCAAGCCAAACGTTATACTTGCTCTCGGCGGGACTGCTCTGTGGGCGCTGTCCGGAAAAACAAAGATTAGTAAGCACCGCGGAAGTATCATGTGGGGGATGGGTACTAAGTTTGTGCCTACCTATCATCCCGCGCATTTGTTACATAGTGCTAGTGGCGGAGAAATTAAAGGATACTGGAACCGTCAAGTAATGATTTTCGATTTCAAGCGCGCGTGGGAAGAGTCTCTCAGTCCTACACTCGAACTTCCCAGTCGCACTCTGCAAATCGCAAATAATTCATGGGAGTTATACAACTTCCTAGAGAGATATAAGGGACGCAAGAAGCTAGCAGTAGACATTGAAGCTGGCGGTCACTGCCTGCCTATCTGTGTCGGACTATCCTTCGACAAGTCGCACGGTATGACTGTGCCTCTGTGGAACAGGGATGGAATTTCAAATATTCCACAAGCTGACCTAACTAACATGTGGCTTCTACTGGCCCGCGCACTATGGGAGAATGACATTGTCGGACAGAACTTCAACTATGACAGAGATAAGATTCGAAGACTGGGATTCGCCATCAGGCGAGTATACAGCGATACAATGCTTAAAGCCTTTGCAATTAACCCTGAACTCCCTAAGGGGCTTGCATTTAATACTAGTATCTACACCAGAGAACCCTTCTACAAGGATGAGGGTATGTATGAAGGGTCGTATAGAGATCTCTTGCTCGGGTGCGCTCGTGACAGTTGTGTCACATACGAAATAAACGATGCAATGGACGCGGACTTAGATGAGTTGGGTATGCGGAAGTTCTACGAGAATTTCATCATGCAACTACCCGACTTCTACATGGAGATTGAGAACAACGGATTTCGAGTCAACGAAGAGAAGCGTCTCGAACTAATAAAGAAGTATGTAGAGTGGGATGAACGACTCGGATTCGAGATGTTCCAGATAGTCGGAGAAGACATCAATCCTTCTTCGCCTACTCAAGTAAGTAGTCTACTATTCGACAACTGGAAACTGCCACGCAGACAAGGGACAGGAGAAGAGGAATTAACCTCACTCTTGAACTTGCAGAATGGCGTGCATTACCAGCCTTACCGTGATTGGATTGAGAAGTGTCTAGAACGACGTAAAGTCAAGAAGACTCTCTCAACCTACCTTCTCGCACTCCCAGATTACGACGGTAAGATGAGAACTACCTGTTTCATGTGTCTTGAAACGGGGCGCACAAGCACGGGTCAACAGAACCCACCTATTAGACCTCTAGTCGATACTAAGGGTAAAGGCAAGCAAGTAGATATGAAGCCTATGGGCGCTGCATTCCAAGTATTCACTAAGCATGGTGATATTGGAGCAGACGTGCGTGGGATGTATGAACCCGATGAAGGGTATATTTTCGTCCAACTAGACTCGTCACAGGCAGAGGCGCGAGTAGTCTTTAATCTCGCTACAGACGAACAAGCCTTACAGGACATAGACGAACATGACTATCATGCACTTACTGCAAGCTGGTTTTTCGGTGGTGTCGAGGCTGACTATTCCAAGAAAGTATTGGGGTACGAGTCGCCAATTAGATTCGCAGGGAAGACTCTACGCCATGCGGGCCATCTTGGCGCTGCCAAACGACGTGCCTCCATCGAACTCAACACACAAGCC